TGTACGTACAACAACTGCAGTTAAGTAAAGGTGATAATGCAGCTACTGACTATAAACTGAGCAAACTGGATGATTTATTCGCACTTGACGCCGCAATTCTGCAGACTGAGACCCAGCAAGCACTTAGAGAAGCGCAAAAAACAAACACAGTAAGCCAAGTAAATGCATTGTATGAACAACGTTACCAAAATCTTTTAGCGCAGTATTCTCTGCAAAGACAACAATTACAAATTGAACAGAAACGTGCTGCTTTAGAGAAACAGTTAGCTGCTCAAAATCGCAGAGAAAGCATCCAAAATGCCGTAGACCCAATTCGTCAGCAACAGTTCAGAACTGAGCTGGACATAAGTGCATTTACGCAACCCGCAGACGTAGTAGAAGCGCAAAAGTTAGCTTTAGACCAGCGTCTACGTGCGTACAACACAGAACTCCCCATTCTTCAAGAAATAAACCGCCTCACAACTGAAATAAATTCAGGCACTCTTAAAGGAAACGCCCTGGAAGCAAAACAGCTAGATCTCGAAGCCGAGCAAAATAAACTCGTTTTGGTAAAAGAAGAACTGATGCTGCTTGACCAGCTGGAACAAAAACAGCTCAGGCTGCAGCAATTTTTTACTACGTACGGGCAACTTATCCAAAGCGTTAGTGGCGAAATAGCCAACGCCGTAACGTTCGGTGTTTCGGAGATGGTGCGCGGCACCAAGACTGCGGAGCAAGTATTCGCTGACTTTTTGCAGGCCATAGGTGCTGCACTGCTCCAGCAAGCCCAAACGATGATCGCTACTTATATCGCCATCGGCATCGCCCGCATATTTGCAGGCATGGGTGGTGGCGGAGGTGGCGGTTACGCTCAAGGCAACGTTTCCACTGACGCTTTCAGCGCCGGCGGTATTCCAGGATTAAGCAACACAGCCAGCGTCAGCGGTGCTTCTTTTGGATCGTTCAGTGGCGGTGGATTTAGTGCTGGAGGGCTTGCTGGCGGCGGCCCCACCCGCGCCGGCACTCCCTACCTCGTCGGCGAACGCGGCCCCGAGTTGTTTGTGCCTGGCACCAGCGGCGGCGTGATGTCCAACAGCGATCTGCGTGCCTCGATGGGCGCAGCCCCTGGTTCCAGCGGCGGTCCTGTCCTTAACATGAGCTTTGAGACCAGCACGATCAACGGGGTGGAATACGTCAGCCGCGATCAGTTGGAAGCCGCCATGGCCGCCACCCGTCGCCAAGCTGCCCGCGATGGCGCCAGCCGTGGCATGTCCATGACCCTGGATCGCCTGCAGCAATCCCCCAGCACTCGCCGTAAGGTCGGAATCTGATGGCCGCCTTCCCCTCGCTAACCCCAACCTCCCGGCGCTTTACCCCCGGCGTTTATCCGGTCAAGGTGTATCGCACGCTATCCGGCATCGCCGCCCGCCGCACTTTCGGTGATCTCCCCTACGGCGCCAAGCTCGACCTGGAATACCGCAACGTCCCAGACGCCACGGTCAATACCCTGCTGGATCACTACCACAGCCAGACTTCAATCAATAAGCGTTTCAAGCTTTCCAGCAACGTAACCGCTGGCATGAGCACCGATGTTGCCGCCGAGGTCAACAGCACCGCAGCAGATCGCGGCAACCTGCGGTATCAGTACGAGCAGCCTCCCCAGGTTGAAAGCGTGCGCCGGGGTATCTACAACGTGTCGATCTCGCTGATTGGTGAATTGCGTGACCCCAGCACGGACGACTGACGATGGCCATCGACATTCGCATCGCCCAATTTTTCAACCTGACGACTTCTAGTGGCACCACCCACCGCTACCAAAATTATTTCGTCAACCAAAAATACAAGTACGGCACTGTTTTCTACGAGTTCGCCCCGTTTCGCGTAGAGGGCTCGGTCTCCAACAACACCGGCGACAACAGCATCCTCCAAATCCTGTTCCCCAACGTCGATTTTGCGATCAAACTGCTGGACGCCGGCAACGGAAACCGCCTCAGCCGCCTGGTGCTCACAACGGCTTGGCTGACTTCAAGCAACACGATCGCCGCCAACGGCGCCACCCAAGTGGAGTACATGGTCGGCATTGGTGCCAGCGTGAGCGAAACCACGATTGAGCTGCGCTACCGCTCCGCCATCGACAGCGTGATATCTAACTTCCCCTCCCGCACTGTCACCCGCCAGCTCGTTGGACCGCTGCCATTGAACGCCAACATCTCGCTGCGATGAACGACCTAATCGGACTGCGTTACGGCTGGGGCCACGCTCCCTGGGACGGAAGCGGCAAAACCGACTGTTTCCAACTGGCGTGCGAGGTCCACAAGCGCCTCGGCTTTGCCGACTACACCGAGCAGTTTGAGTGGGTCTACCGCGACTACACCGACGAAACCTTCCCGCGCAAGTTGATTTTGCGCTGGCTGCTTGATAATGGCACCCGGATTGATGCACCTCGGCACGGGGCAGTGGCCTTTTTGCCCGGTGAAGCCGGAGCCGCGTTAGCCACTGTTTTGGACGACGAGACGGTACTATTTATCGCGCCAAGTCAGAATGTGGTGCGTAGCCAGATTCCTGCTGGAATGGGCGCATATTTCTGGATGAACCGATGACCCGCAAGCTGCTGCCCTTTGAGCACGAGCTGATCGCAACCTTGGGCATCAGCAAGGACGACTATTTGGAATTTATAGCCCTTCAAGAAACGTATAAAGACCCTAAAGAAGGCACAATTTTTGACATAAGAAACGAGCCCGTTTCCATAACTATTGCGGTTTTGTCTTTAATCGGAACCGTTTTTACGGTCGTATCTTCATTACTTAACCAGCCACAAATCCCGTCGCTTGAAGCGCCACGCGGCGGTGGCCAGCCTCAAACCCGCGACGAACGCTTCTCCCCCCGCTTTGGTTTTAACTCCACCCAAGAACTTGCCGCCTACGGCGACCCGGTAAACCTCGTCTACGCCAATCGCGGCACCGGCACTGGCACTAACCCCAACGGCGGCGTGCGCGTTACTGCCTCCCTGCTTTGGTCCGCTGTCCGCAGTTACGGCTCCAGTCAGTTCATCCAAATGTTGATGATGCTGAGCGGAGGCGCCATCACGGCCATCGACACGGGCAAAACCGCCTTCGGTCAGACGCCCCTGCGTGATCTGATGACCGAAAACATCTGGATGTATTTCGACCCTGGTGCAACCGGACTGCTGCAACGCCAGGACGAAGTATTCGGCAAAGAAAACACGGATCCCACCCGCTACGGCAAAGCCACAGACAATCCCTACCGCCTCCAGCCGTCTACCAGCAACACCCGCACCGACGGTTTTAGCCAAGCCTATTCGCCCACCACAGCTAATACCGTTGGGGTATACGGGGTCGTGCCGTTAAATATCTGGTCGTTTGTACGCAACTCGCGTGGCGACAAGATGGAAGCTCCACTATTTATTACTGCCAGTGGAATTTCATGGACTGCTGGAACTGGCCTAAATATCGGTGTAAACGAAGTTCTTTCCGTCAAATTCAACCAAACAAATTTTCTGGAAAGTGACAACGATGCTTGGCGCGAAGCGAAAGATATTAGGCGCAGTTTGTTGAGCGTATTTGATACCGCAAGCCTGTTCAAGTTAGGTACGGCACTGTTTAGGGTTTCTGATATACCCGCCACCAACATTGACGAACAAGACATTACGATAAAACTTACTTGCATCAAAGCCGGTCAAGCACCACGCACCGAATACAGCAGTGTTACCGCCGCTTCCGCAACTGGTGCATTAACTGCAGCGGAAATAGCAGAACGCAACAAACTAAAAAATAGTGTTCAAGTATTACTTGATGAAGATCAGCGTCCGAGCATTACAACCGCACTACAGCTTGTAGAATCAGGCGAGATCCAAGAGGCTGTATACCATCAAATCCAACAAGAAGTAAACGATGCTAATGCGTTTGATTATATAGGCGCAGGCAGGGGGCAAATAAGGAGATTAAAGCCTGGCGTATATGGTTATGGGTATAAATACGGTCAGTACAGATGGGTGACTGCAATTAAGGGGTACCAGAAAAAACGCGAGCTTACGGCTAGCGAAAAAAATACACTCCGTCGCTATTCGGATCTAGAAGCCATTGCAGGTGGTTATAAAGACGACATTTTTTACACAAAGGCTCTGGCTCGTATAGCTACAGCAACTTACGAAACTCTATCTGCTTGTCATATTGTTGACTTTGCATTAAAAGCAATCGTCTTTAAGCGCATCAGCGGGCGTCAACTGGAATACGGCAGCGAGCGCCGTGGCGGCTACCCCGTTAGCGATAACGGCATCAAAACCCGCGTCAGTCTTTTCAAGTTGAACTACAGAGAGGTCGGCCAGACCGTGTGGGCAACTGCCCCTGGAACTTTTGCTATCAGTCGGGCTGCCGATAACGAGAACTTTGTCTATTTCAAGTTCAACAGCGGCATTACCGACCCAGACGCCGCAACCCACTGGGAGTTTGAGCTGGAACCCGTCGTTGACCCGCTCAGTGAAGCTGCTATCAATGACAACTACTATTACCTAACCAATGCAGGCAATGCCGTCACCGAAACCCTCGGAACGTACAAATTACTCAGCAAAGCAAGCACTACCCCCTCAATTCAATTTGTCGGAGAAAAACAAGCTGCTGCCACTGGAGCGTTTCCGCCCAAAAACAATAACCCCGCAGACCTGAACGAGTGGGACTTGTTTAACTACGACGCTGATACGCAGCTCCAGTTTTCGTTTGATTCCGGTCCCGAGATTACGATTACGGCTGTAACTGAACAACTAATTCAGCCGTTCAGCGATTACAACCAAAAGAACGCATCCGGCAAAGTCGTCAAAAACCTGTACAACAACCTGGCGCTGCTGGGCTTCAACGCCTACTCAGGCAAAACAATCCAAGACCTGCGCTCGTTCACGGTTTTCGCAACCCAAGGTCGCAGTGTCCGCCGCCTACGCACCAGCGGCACCGACGAAAACAGTATTGCTTGGGGCAGCGCAGGTTATCGCTACTACCCGTCTTCACCGGACGGTGCTAGCAGCCTCGCCCCAGACATTTTCCTTGACACCGTTCTCGACAAGGAAGACGGCATCGGCAACTACGCCGTCGTCAACGCACTGGATCTCAAACAGCTTGCCATCACCAAACGCTTCTGCATCAAAAACAAACTGTTCATGGATTGTGTGATTGCTGATCCACGCAGCTGGCGCGAGTTCTGGGTGGAGGTTGCACCGTACAACCTGCTGGAGTTTGCCCGCATCGGCGGACGCGAAACCCTGGTGCCAGCCGTGCCCTACAAAACCAGCACCGGCGAAATCACCCGCAGCGTCACCATCACCGCGCTGTTCAACCAAGGCAACATCCTGGAAGACTCCTACAAAGAGGAATACATCGACTACGGCAGCAATGCCCAAGACATCATCGCCAACGTCATTTACACGGACATGCCCGACGACGCGGTGTTCGCCAAAAAGAAATCCGTCGAAGTTGTCCTAAAAGACACCGTGGAAGTCGATGCAATCCGCCAAACCTTCGACATCTCCAACTACGTCTCCAGCTACGACCACGCCGTCCTATTCGGCAAGTTACTGTGTAACACTCGCAGGTATGTGCGCCAAGCAATCGAGTTCAAGACCTATCCCACCTCCGACCCGATCTCCCCTGGCGCCTACATCTATGTGGACATCGGCCAAAACGCTTGGGACGCCATACGCACCGGCGTAATCGGCAGTGGCGGCACGCTAAACACCCCACTCGCCAACACTCCTGCTGACGGCACCTACAACTTCCGGCTTTACCGCAGCGACAAGGGCATGGTCAGCCTCAACAACGTCGCCCTAACCAACGGCACATCCACCAAGCTGAAAAACTACGAGGGCTATTTATTCGTGCTGGGGGTTGAAGCCACCAAACGCCGGGTGTTCCGCGTCACCGAGGTTCAAATGGACGAAGAGGGCGAAACCACCGTTCGCGCCACCATCTATCCCTGCACCAGCGACGGCGAATCCCTAATCGCGGATTTCAGCAATTCGCTATTTACCGTCCGCAGCTAAACTGCTAAACATCAGGACTCACAGCCATGGGCCAATTTTTTACCGGACGTAGCGGTGCTCTGTACCTAGAAAGCACTGGCACGACCACGCCTACTGGCGCCAGCACCCAGGCTTTGAAACTCCGTGATTGGTCACTGGAAACCACCCTGGAACTACTTGAAACCACGACCGTTGATACTGCTGTTAAGAGCTATACCCCTGGCAGCGTCAGTTCCACAGGCAGCGCTACCGTGCTGTACTACAGAAAGGACACCGGAGAAGCAGGAACTCAGTTCACGAGCTTCCTAGACAAAATCATGAAAACTGCGTCCACCGGCGTAGGTACTAGCGATCGCGTTGGAATTATTTTGCGAGCCGGTTCTACCGCAGGCACTGGAAGTGATATTAAAGACGACATCTCGTTTAACGCTTACATCACCAATGCCTCTATGCAGGTCAGCACTGGTGAACTGACTTCCGTTGCAATTCAATTTACGGTCGATGGTCCGTTCCTTGAAGTTGCTGACGCATGACCTATTTCCTAGGCCACTACGGCAAGGTCAAACTGCGTCGTAAAAGTGCCACGTCGTTCGCCAGCTCAATTTCTCCAGCGGACATCAACACCACACTTAACCGCTTTGGTTTTGATGGGTCGTCGGACAACTTGCTGACTGGCGACCAAATCAGCATCTACACCACCGATGCACGCGGCTTGGACTTTTTGCCGCCTTCGACATGGCCTGCTGGTGGCGGAAGCACCTACGACGAGGTTGTTGCCTACGCCAATATCAACGCCATAGGCGGCATCAGACTGTTCAACACTTTTTCCGCAGCTATCAACAACAACCGTTCCGAAGAACTACCTCTAGAAAGTTTTACCGGCGACCCACTGCCGATTGATGTTCGTGTATTCGGTTCCGTGGAGCGCGTCCTTGGAGATGTAACCGGATTCACGTTTAATACCGATCGTGAAGCGATGGAAACGACCACCATGTCGGACCGCTTCAAAAAGATGTTTTCCGCCGGACTAATCAGCGGCTCTGGCTCCATCGACTGCTTGTTTAATACCGAAAATAGCGGCCTAGTTGAAAACTCATTGTTGATGCTCCAGCTCATCAACCGCACAGACATCGGCAGCGAGTTCAGCTGTTATTTGCAACTAACGGAAGACGCTGTGTATCCGAACTCGCAGGATATTTACTATGAGTTCGATGCAATGGTCACCCGCACTGGCGTCGAAGTGCGCCCAGACCAAGCGATCAACTGCGCCATCGACTTTGTAACCACCGGCGAAATCCGTCTGCTGGTGGGCGAGCCCTCGGGCTACATCCTGAAGGAGGACACCGACCGGATCCGCCTGCAGCAAAACCTCGATTTCCTTCTTACGGAAGTCACTGACTAAACTGCTAAAAGAACCGCTGTACCTGGAGCTGGCAGGTGGCCGACCAACGCATTACTGAATTAACCCAGCTCCTTGAAGCTGACGTTGCGGCCACCGACGTACTGCCCATTGTTGACATCTCGGCTAGCGAGACCAAAAAGGTCACCGCCAAAGACCTGTTTGAGGCTGGCGCCGGCCTGGCTGACAGTTCCAGCATTGACCTCGCCAAGCTCGATCAGAGCAGCGTCACCAAGATCGGCACCACGGCACTGGCTGATGATGCCATCACCGCCGCCAAACTGGCTGACGATTCCAGCATCGTCTACGACTCCGTTACCCCCAGCACCGACAACTTTGAGGGTCGCGGCTACGTCAACAGTTCCAGCAAAAACCTCCAGATCTGGGACGGCAGCGCCTTCCAACAGGTCATTGCCCCGACCGCCGGCATTGAAGACAGCGCCGTAACCACCGCAAAAATTGCGGCCAACGCTGTCACCACCGCCAAAATCGACGCCTCCGGCCTTGGTACGGCTGCGCTTGCGGATGACGCCGTAACCACCGCCAAGATCGCAGACGACGCAGTTACTGCAGCCCAACTCGCCACCGATTCGGTCACCGCCGACGCCATCGCTGCTGGTGAGGTCGGCACCGCTGAACTGGCCGCCAACGCCGTCACCTACGCCAAAATCCAGCAAACCAGCGGCACCGACCTTCTGCTGGGACGCTCCACCGCTGGCGCGGGCAACGTCGAAGAAATCACCTGCACCAGTGCCGGTCGCGCACTGCTGGATGACGCAGACGCCGCCACCCAACGCACCACACTTGGCCTTGGCACCCTCGCCACCCAGTCCGGCACGTTCAGCGGCACCCATTCCGGCACCACTTCCGGCACCAACACCGGCGACCAAACGATCACGCTGACCGGCGATGTCACGGGCTCGGGAACTGGTTCGTTCGCCACCACGATCGCTACCGACGCGGTTACCACCGCCAAAATCGCCACCGGCGCCGTTACCACCGACGAGCTCGGCGCGGCTGCAGTCACTGGCGCCAAACTTGCCGCTGACTCCAGCACCATCGTTTCCGGCAACGCTCCTACCGGCAGCGGCGATTTTGAAGGCCAGCAGTGGTTTAACACCAATACCGCACTGGCTTACACCTGGGACGGCAGCACCTGGGTCCAGCAAGCCGGCGTCCAGAGCTTTGTCTTTACGGACTCCACGCCAATCGCGTTTAGCTCCTCGGTCAGTTCAGCTGGCGTCGCCACGATCACCAGCAGCCTTGAAACCCAAACTGCCGCAACAGTTTTTGCTGGTCCGACGACTGGTTCAGCCGCAGCCCCAACCTTCCGCGCCCTTGCCAGCGGTGATTTGCCTGTTGCTGCCACCGGCACCCCCGGCGCCATCTCGCCTGGTACGGGTCTAAGTGTTGCCGCCGGCGGCGTCCTCAACCACAGCAATACAGTCAGCGCCGGCACCTACACCAAAGTCACCGTTGACGCCGAAGGGCACGTCAACTCTGGCACCAGCCTGCTGGCAGCGGATATTCCCGAATTAGACGCCACCAAAATTACAACCGGAACATTTGGTAGCGCCTTCCTTGCCGAAAACAGTGTCGGTGCCGCACAACTGGCGGATTACGGCATCGCGCAGGTTTCCGAAACACAACCTGTACCTGAGTTTGCCGGTCAGTGGTGGATCAACCCAACCGACCGTGCCGCATACATTTGGGTTGGTGTTGTCAGCCCTACGCCCAACGGCTATTGGCTGCTTGTTGGTTACGGCGCCCCTACTCAACTCAACCTTCGTTTTGGCGGCACTTACAACGCCAACACCAACATCGTTGTCAGTCTCAACGAATACGGTTCTGAAGCCGGTCTGACGGTCGGCCAGGCACTCAATGCACCAAACACCCAAAACAACGGTGTTTACCTGATTGTCACCACGACCGGAACGGGCACCACGCCAGCCCCCACATCTTCTCTGGCTGTTGGTGACTGGGTTCTTAGTCAAGGCACTGGCTCTAACTGGACAAAAATTGCTGTTGTTTCGGGCGCCGCTGGCACGATCAACGATTACGACGTGCTGTGCGACGGCACCTATTTCACCCCGGACATGACCGCCGTGTCCGACGTGCGGGATGCACTGGCACTGATCTGGGGTCGTGTTCAAATCGCCACCACCTCTCAAATTGGTGCTGTTCTTGAATCCGCTGAAGTGTTGGTCGACAACAGCACAGGCGCCATGTCCATCGGGGTTGTTGACGATGGAACGTACTAATGACGCACCGCAACGAACCGTTTATTTACAGCGGCAATAGCGTCCCAGTTGGCGGCCAGCCCGGCGATGTCCTCCTGAAAGTTCAAGGCGCCAACTACTACACCGCCTGGCGCGACTTTACCTACGTTTTTGAAACCTACGACGTAGTGCTGGACGACGGAGAATACTAAACTGTTGGGGTAATCCCGTCCTACCGGAGTTAAGGGAATGGCCTCAACGCATAAGCACATCCGTAGCAGCACCGCTAACAAGCGTCCTACGACGGCTATTGCAGACGGCCAAATTGCCCTTAACACCAACAGCAGCAGCCCCGGTCTGTTCTTCAAGGACAGCACTGGTGCCACCATTATCAAAGTTGGTCCTGTTCATATTGGTGCGACTGCACCCAACGCCACCCCGCCTTCCGGTGGCAGCAGCGGAAACAGCACCGGCGAAGTTTGGCTCGATACCGGCCTGACCCCCAACGGCGTCAAGATTTGGGACGGCAGCGCCTGGGTGAACGCCACCCCCATCGGCAGCACCACCGTTCAAGGTCTGCTGGAACTTGCCACCAACGCCGAAACCCAAACCGGCAGCGATACCGCCCGCGCCGTAACCCCGGCTGGTCTGCAGTCCAAACTCAGCGATAGCACCAGCACCACCAGCTCGACCACGATTGCTTCAAGCACTGCAGTCAAAGCCGCCTACGACTTGGCCAATGCTGCACTACCTAAATCCGGTGGCACGGTTACCGGCAACTTGGAGATCGGCAACACCGGCAGCCTGAGTTTTGAGGGCGCCACCGCCGACGCTTTTGAAACCACGATTGCGGTCACCGATCCGACTGCTGATCGCACCATCACTCTGCCGGATACCACTGGCACGGTCGTGACGACTGGTGATACCGGTACCGTCACCAGCACGATGATCGCCGACGGCACCATCGTCAACGGAGACATCAACGCATCAGCCGCAATCGCTGGCACCAAGATCAGCCCGGACTTTGGCAGCCAGACGATTGCGACAACCGGCATCGTTAGCCACGCACTTGGCACTGCTGGCGCCCCAACCGTTACTTTCACCGGCGACACCAACACCGGCATCTACTCTCCCGGCGCCGACCAAGTAGCCATCTCAACTAATGGCACTGGGCGGTTGTTTGTTGATGCAAGTGGGAATGTTGGCATTGGTGTTGCACCTGCAGGCAAGTTTCATGTCGGCACAGGTGGTACATACGAAAACCTTCTATTTACAGCTCCAGCAGCGAATCAATCAAAACTTTTTCTCTCTGCGACAAGCTCTGGACCTTATCTTTTTCAAAATGCGGCTACAAGTGAATTTAACATTGCTACCGACTTTCCAAGTGGTTTTATAACCTTTGGTACTGGCGCATCTGGTACAGAAAAACTTCGCATCACATCAGATGGCAAATTAGGTCTGGGGTCTAGTAGTCCTGTCTCTGTAACTGGCTTTGGTTCACTTTTAACCATTGCAGACAATGCAGGCGGAGCGATTGTTTTACGAGACGCTAACACAAGTGTTGGATATAAAAACAGATTTATTGCCTCTGTAGACGGCGAAATCCACTTCGGCATATGTGCTGATGATGGCACAAGCCCAGTCACGCACGTTTTACTTGATGGCGCAGGGCGTTTAGGGATAGGGACTAATAGCCCCAATAAGTTACTCCATGTTGCGGGCACGGAAGCTGTTGTTGGCGCTTATCAATTTGAACTAGAAGGAAGATTTGGTGGTTATGGTGCTGGCCTTCAATTTTCCTCTAGAACCACCAATGGCGGCACTTTGCTCGGAATGGCAAAGATCACTGCTGACGGTGAAGCTTCTTGGGATACAACGGCCGCAAACCAAGATGCCGGTCTTCGTTTTTATACAACACTTAATGGAACGCTTGCAGAAAAGTTGCGTATAAATGCATCAGGCAACGTAGGGATTGGCACTACAAGCCCTGCTGGTACGCTTTCGGTCAATAACGCTTCTGCTAACTCTGTTATTGAAGTTACGAGAGGTGCAGCCGGAGCTGGTTATGGCTACACGATTGTTGGTGCAGACGGAGCAACTACTCCGGCATTGCGTTTTCAGACAATCTCTAATGGTGTTTGGGGTTCAGAGGTTGCGCGATTCGATTCCTCGGGACGCCTGTTAGTTGGCACGTCTTTGAGCACTAGCACAAATTCTGTCGTGCAGGTTCGTTCTGATTCTGGCCTGAACATGGAAATTTTTAGGGCGTCTGCAGATGACGGCGCACCTAACATCTGGCTTTCAAAATCGAGAGGAACAGCGGCATCTCCGTCAGAAGTTAGCAGTGAAGACGTATTGGGTCGCATTGTTTTTCGCGGCTACGACGGAGCAGGTTGGGCTAACGCAGCTTTTATCGAAGGTATTGCAGACGGCACCTGGACTGACGGCGGAGACACGACTGACAACCCTGGCGCTTTAGTGTTCTCCACTACCGCCAACGGAGCAAGCAGCCCCACCGAACGCGTCCGCATTACTTCCGACGCTTACGTCCGCCTTGCCTCTGGCAGTGGTGGCATCCAGTTTGGAGGCGACACCGCCGCCGCCAACGCGCTCGATGACTACGAGGAGGGAACATGGACTCCTTTTTACCGACCCGAAACAGGAGCGTTTACTTCCGTTAATTATGACGCTGTTAGATACGGCAAATATACAAAAATTGGTAATCTTGTGATTTGCTCTTTTGCCTTGCGCACTGATGCTATAACAGTCGGAACAGCCTCTGGAGATGTTTATATAGGCGGTCTTCCTTTTACTACACCTACAACAGCAGGTCCTGATGCTGGATCTGGATCTGTTGGTTATTCAGCCACTTTTGCCGGAGATGTACCAAGCAGCTTTTATGTACGAGAAAACGATACAGCTTTAGCTCTATATTACAGAACAACTGCAAACGGTAGTGCCACTACGCTGGATGTCACGGATTTAGGAACTGGAGCTAATGTTAACTACATAATTGGAGTTGCATCTTACTTCGTTTCATAATTAACTAGCCCGCAACGGCTTAAAACTACGGCCTAACCCTGTTACGTCTGGAGGACGTTCCTAATGGCTCTCACCAAAGAAACCGTTGTTGACAAGATCGAAGTGCTGGAAAACGGCAACATCCAAGTGCGCTGCGCTGTTCGCGTGCTGGAAGACGGAGAAATCCTGTCCCAAAGCTACCATCGTCATGTTTTGCAGCCCGGCGACGACCTGACTGACGAAGATCCCAAAGTGGTGGCAATCGCTGAAGCCGCTTGGGCTGAGTAGTCCTACTCGTTACTGGGTTTGACGCCGTGTTGTAATGTGGTAGGGCAGCGAGTTTCCGGCTCCTGCCCACGGCCACAGTTCCCTAGAAACCATGACCAAACAAGAATATCGTGGCTCGCCCCACACAGCTTGGGCTAAAGACGGAAAAGTCTTTCTAGCCAATGAAGAAGACAGTTACTACACCGAAGAGTTCCGAAGCCGCGAAGA